ACGTCGATCAGCTCGGCGTAGTCGCGCAGGATCGAACGCACTGCCACGATGCCTTCACCGTCCAAGCGCAGGCCTTGCCCGGCCTTGCTGCGCTTGCCTGCCTTGGCCAAGGCCGTGATGGCGTCCATCAGCAGGCCGTTGGCATCCTCGCAGACCTTCATCTCGACGACCAGCGTCTCGACCAGGTTCACCGCGTCCGATACCAAACGCCAGTCGTTCGGCTGCGGATCGTCGCCTTGCTCCAGGTTGTGCAGGCCTTCATACATCTTGGTGAGCTGGTGCGTCCGCCAAGCCTGCGGCAAAGGCTCTGTCGGACTGGCCAGAAGCTCGTCCATCATGGTGTAACGCTTCGTCCACTTGCGTTTCACACGAACTTCTCCAGCTCTGGCGCTTTGTAGTTTGGCCCCTTGCCGATCTTGCCGCCTGGCAGTAGCACTGGCTTGCCGTCCACCATCTTGGACTCGTTGCTGGCCATCACCTCCTTGTCGGCCCCGTTCTTGTCGAAGTCTGCAAGGTAGGCGATGCCGTTGCCGGTCACCTCGCTGTCGCACAGTGCATCAAGCGCATGAACCCGCATGGATTCGTTGATGCGTGCCTGGATCAGGCCGCGCTTGATGGCATTGGAAAGCCTGCCCATGTCATCGATGATGGATTGCAGCAGCTGCTCGTCGTCCTCGCTGTCCAGCTTGATGCAATCCAGGAACTCCCAGAACTCTTCCAAGTGGCATCCAATCTGTGTGGACAGGTGCGCAGGGTTCATCTGCTCCTTGCCGCAAGCCTTCAGCCAGTCCGCTGTGCGGTCGAAGTTGGTCGCCTCGGCCTCTGCCATCAGGCGCTCGTTTCTGGCGCGTAGGAGCCGGTTCTCGTAGTCCAGCTCGGCCACCAGCATGTCCAGCTTGGCTTCGTTTTCATTCATGGCTTGAACTCCAAAATGCTGAAGGTTTTTTCCACTCGGTCGAAAAAGACCGCCAGCGCGGGACGGCACCCGCAGCCAGCGGCCTTGCAAACGGCCAGATGCATTTTCGATGGCTTGAGGTACGCCATGAGCATGTGCCGCTTGTCCATCAGTATCCCCATGAAATGCGGAAGTCCGCAATCCAAAGAACGACAACAAACTCACGGGAAATGAATCCAATGGCAAAAACTGGCCATTTGTGCTGTAAAAACTGAAACTCGAATTTCAGCTTCTTGCTCATGCTTTCACCTTCTCAAGGCCAAGTTTGATGAAGTGCTGCACCTGGGCGGACAGGCTGCGCGTGTTGCGCTCGGCCTCGGCCTTGAGCTTGGCCATGATCTCGTCCGGCAGGCGAACGGTCACGTATTGGGTCTTGTTCTTGCTGGTCATGCTGCCTCCTTGGCGTCTTCGAACATATCTGCTGTTGCAGGCCCACCGGCCAGCTCGACCGGAATGCCACTGGTCAGCAGGCTCACCAGATCATCTTGGCCAGCCACCTCGATGTCGAAGCGCGTCTGCGCTGCATGCCGGATGGCCTGGGCCTGGTTGCCTGCGCGAATCAGGCGGTGCTTGTTGGTCTCCACGTCGGTGACCAGGTAAATGCGTGTGCTCATGGTTGCTCCTCAAAATTTCCAGGTGGCTGCTTTGACTGCCCACATCTGTCCGGTCTGGATTTCTGTGATGGCAATGCTGGCCATGCGTGCGATCTCGCTGTTGGGCTGGTTGGTGCGCAGCTCGTGAATCTCATCGATCAGGTCGGCGCACTTGCGTTTGATCGCTTCGACCGTTGGGTCTCCGCTTGGGTTGAATGTCAGGCCGACGGCCTTTTCTCCGAAAGTCAGTTGACGTTGTTCTTGCATGGTTGCTCCAGTAGTTTTGCGATGCGTTTGTGGTGCTGTGTGTGACATGCTTGGCAAAGCCATCTCACATCCAGCGGCTTGTCATAGTCGTCGTGATGAGCGACCGACTTTGGGTTGCTGCAAGATTCACACGGCTGCCGAACCAGTGCGCCACTTTTGATGGCTCTGGCGACTGCAGAGTGCGCTGTTTGCCTTCGTTTGTCTTGTTGCCGCCAAGCGCGAGTGACTTCAATGTTGTGCTTGATTCGACTCTCAGTTTTTGCTCTTTCCCGGTCATAAGCGCGAACTTTGTCCAAGTTATTTTCGCGGTGATCTTTGACATCATTCTTGGTGCAATCCTTGCATTTGTTGAGGTGGCCGTCAGCCATCTGGGAGTGCTTGTAAAACTCCTCGATGGGCTTGACAGCCTGGCACTTAAAACACTGTTTGAAACGAGACATGGCAACTCCTGTGTGCGGATGGTGCTGCCCATTATAGTCCCGTTTTAATTAAAAGGGATATCATCCTCCATGTCGTCAAAGCCTGAACCTTGCGACTGTGGTGCTGCCTGTGGCTTCGGCTTTGGCTGGCTTTCTGCCTGCTCGCCACCGGCCACAAACTCCAGGTCTGCGATGCGTGCAGCCATCTTGCTGGCCTGCGTGCCGTCGCCTTTGGTGTAGGTCTGGATGTGCACGTCCTCCAGGTAGGCCACGATCTGCTTGCCTTTTGTCAGGTACGGCGCGAGCGATTCCACTCGCTGGCCCCAAAGGGAGGCGTCAACCCACTGCGTTGGCCGCTTGCCATCGTCGCCTTTTTTGCCGTAGGTGAACGCCAGCGAGACGTTGGCCACCGCTGCACCACCTGGTGTGTATCGCACCTCGGCGTCTTTGCCGATGCGTGCCAGTCCGTTTGCTTTCATGCTTGCTCCTTCAGTTTGTAGACCCGAACAACCCGAGCGTGGGCTGATGGGTGGGTTGCTTGACAGAATCCGATTGGCTCGAAGGCGTCACCCCTCAGAACCGCGCCCCAGGTGTTGGGGTGGTAGTCGTCCGGCAGCTCGATGAACTTCCGAACATCGTTGATGGTCACCTGGCCAGCACGCTGCGCGATTTCCACCGCTGTGCTGCGTGCCTTGGCTATCCATTCCTCGCGGCCAATGGACACGCGAGCGATGCCTGCATCTCGAAGGTCGCGGCCGTTCATACTGCACCACATTTCTTGATCGCACCACGCTCGCTGTACTTTCGCTTTAGGCGTGGCACTGGGCAGTCTGCAGCATGCCAGTTTGGTTTGTACAAGACTCCAGCACCACTTTCGTGGTCACAAATGCGGCAATGTATGAAGGTTGAACCATGTACACCATAGTCGTCTTGGTAAGTTGTGCGCTCCAACAGAGCTTGCATGTCTTTCATTGGTATCCTGCTCATGCTGCGTCCTTGTAAGACTTGATGAACTCGACCTCGCGCTCGATGTCTTCCAGGAACTTGATCACCTCGTTCTCCAGCTCCTTGATGGCCTTGTCGTCACGCACCACCCGGCGAATGACCATCTGCGCGTTTTCCGGGAAGTCTGGGTTGTAGGACACGAAATCACACCACTCGCGCTCAGCAATCCAAAGCTGGCCTTGCACCTGCCAGCGGTAGGCTGTTGGGCACTTGCCTGCCTCCAGGCGCAAATACTCCAGATGTGTCTTTGGCATCGGGCACTTGTATTCGGTCATGCCGTTTTTTCCGACCAGACCGTCCGGGCTGACGCCGACCTGCATGGTGTCGTGCATGCAGAAGCCAATTTCCTCGACCAGCTGGCCTGTGCTGGCCTCATACGCCAGCCTGGCCAAAGGCTCGCGCTCTGTGCCCTGCTCCATTGCAAACGTGGTCTTGAACTCGTCACGCACTCCGGTGATGCGCTCCAAGGCCAATGCCGTCAGGTAGGTGGCACGTGTTGCCCCACCACCCTTGGCCATGATGTCGCTGAACTTGGAGCCGGACGGCACGCCAACACGCGCCTGCTTCCATTCCTCTGTCCCTTGGTCGGCTGTGATGATTCTCATGCTGCCTCCTGCTCGTCAGCGGCCTTTGCTGCCTTCTTGAGAGCTGGGCCTTGGGCTTGCCAGAACGCGGCCTTGTGCGCCGACTTGGGCAATGCCTGGAATGCTGAGACAAGTGCCTCGTTGCCTTGCAATGCAGCCTCACGCATGGCTGGCAGCGTCTCTGCTTCGTATTCTGGATAGCCGTCCAGCTGCTTGGGTGTTTTCTTG